CTTGACTTCGGTCGTGAGCACGCCCTTGCTTGGTACTCAATCTTCGGTCTTGGTCTAATCACTGACCAGGCAATCGTGATTGCAGAAACCAACTAATTAAGACCCCTGAGGGGGGCCTTCGGGCCCCTCTCTACCTTTCACACAGATACTAACAACGGAGAAAACACTCATGGCAACAACAAAAGCAAAACCCGCAGACGCAACTGGTCGTCAGCGCGAAAAGCTAATCCAGGAAAACGCGGAAGCCGTTCAGGAAGCCGCTACTCAAATGGCTATGGCTACAGCTAAAAAGGCTGAGTCTCTTAGCAACGATATCATTGACGCTACTGTTCCTGGTCGTCAGGAAATTGTTATTGATGAGCCTACTATCATTTCTGATGAGGGTAAAACAATAACTATTCGTGTCATTGAAGATATTGAAAATATGACTTTTGGCGCAGGTAACTATTTTTCATTCCGCGCAGGTCAAAAGTATCAGGTTGCTCAGGACCTTGCCCGTCATCTTGAAGAAAAGGGATACCTAGCTGGAGTAGTCTAAGCAGGTTTTGAGATGGGGCCTTCGGGCCCCATTTCTGTTTTAGGCTGATTTTTTGCCGTAAATAAGGCATTATTTATTAGAGTGTACTTAAGGAGTATTTGTGGCTATTCTTGCCGATATTTTATCTAGAGTCCGTTTGGAACTAGGAGATAATGCGGCCCAGTTTACTTCCACGCTTACTGGTGATGGTGTTACTAAAGATTTTTATGTAAACTATAAGCCCGTAGATTCATTTGGTGCAGCTGGATTTGCGGTATATGTTAATGGTACACCTAAAGCGCAGGGTACAGATATCAATGCGGCTGCCACCGACTATACGGTTGAAGAAAATATTGGTGTTATTCATTTTAAAGTTGCACCAGCCCAATACGCCGTCATTACAGTTACTGGTACCCACTACCGTTATTTTACTACTAATGAACTTACTACTTTTGTTAATACAGCCGTTCTGCAGCACACAGATAACAAAACTGATTCATATGGTAGGAATATCACTATTGCTAGTATCCCTGCCGTAGAAGAGTACCCATTGGCTCTCTTGGCTACTACAGAAGCTTTGTGGGCTTTGGCTACAGATGCCGCGTTTGATATTAATATTTCGGCACCTGACGGCGTACAAATTCCACGTAGCCAACGTTTTTCTCAGCTATCGGGAATTATTAATGCTCGTAAAGAGCAGTACCGTGAGTTATGTTCTGCTCTTAATATTGGTTTATGGCGTATTGAGGTAGGTATTTTACGCCGAGTATCTCGTACGACTAATCGACTTGTACCTGTCTATATGCCTCAAGAAATTGATGATAGTACTGCAGCAGAGCGCGTTTACATTGAGAATAACCTTAAGGGGCGTACTCCGCTTCCAAATCCAGTTGGCGTTTACGACATTATTATTACTCAGGGAGATACCTGGAATGTTGAATTTGATATCTACAACACGTCAGGCTCAGCATTTAATTTAACTGGTTATAATTTACAAGCACAAATTAGAACGTACCCAGGTTCTCCACTTCTAGTGGCTACTCCTACGATTACTGTTGTTGATTTGGTTAATGGCAAGATTTCACTTTCTTTAACTTCAGACCAAACTGATTCGTTCCCACTAAAGTCATTCTGGGATTTGCAAATTTCTAGTGTAGATGGCACGTTTAATCAAACTTATGTTCGTGGCTTGGTGTTTGCTAACCCGCAGGTAACTGTTGATAATCCGACACCTGTTGTATACCAACCTTATCAAGGTCCTACGTTTACTGCTGATAACCCACCAAGGACAGCTACTGTCGGAACCGCATACAACTACCTATTTTTGGCAACGGGAACTAGCCCTACTTATGTAGTAAGCAGTGGTTCTTTGCCTACAGGTCTAAAGTTGTCTAAGGATGGAACTGACGGGCATACTCGCGGCTCTATTTATGGAACACCTACAGTTTCTGGAACATTTGTCTTTGCAGTTACCTGTACTAGTTCTTATGTAGTGACTACTACTGTCAATGGTCAGACAACTAGCCAAACTATGTACATGTCTACCACTACTCCTAATTTCTCTATAAAGGTAACATGATGAGTGATACTGTAGTTGTAGTTAATGCACCTGGTACTCCGAGCAATGTTGTTGTTAGTGGAACTTCAATTGGTCCTCAAGGTACTGCTGGTCCTCAAGGTCCTATAGGACCAACGGGGCAGCAAGGTCCTATAGGTCTTGTCGGTGTAGCGTTTCAAGGGACTGAACCTAGCCACGCACAGTTGTGGGCTGACACAAGTACGGTATCGGCACAGGTCGCAGTGTTTGATGGTGGCACACCCGCACAACAGTTAACATCTATCAAGTTGCGTCGTGGTGCTACTTCCGACTGGCCTAGCACATTAGTTTTGGATGCTGGCGAGTTTGGCTATGATTCAACTGCTAACAAGTTTAAGATTGGTAATGGTTCTACAACATGGGGTAGTTTGCCGTATGTTACAGCTGTTCCTGACCTAAACAACCCAACATTGCAGGGAACTATTACTTTTGCCGCAGGGTCAAATGTTACTGGCGGAACTATTACGGGGGGCACTGCATGACCGCGTTAAAGTATTGGGACACTACCGCAAACAACAACAACGGCGCATGGGTATCTCTAACATTGACCCAGCAAAACAACGTGAAAATTTCTACGTCTGAACCTCAAGACAAGTCTCAGCTGTGGGCCGACCCAAATGATGTAACTTACACAAGCGCTATTGATGGAGGCTCAGCATGAGTGCATTAAAATACTGGGATACAACTACTAATACATGGAAGTATCTAGCACAGGGCATTAAGGGTGATACTGGTGGTACGGGTATTGTGGCTCAAGCAAAAGAACCAGATAGTAAAAACGTTGTGTGGCTTGACACTTCTATAGCTGGCAGTTCGGGCAGTGTCCCTACTGGCGGAACAGTAAATCAAGTGTTGGCGAAACTTTCAGACAATGATTACGAAACTCAGTGGGTTTCTCGCGGTGCAGGTACGGTCACGAGTGTGGCGGTTGCTGCACCACTCACGGGTGGCCCAATCACTGACTCTGGAACGATTGGCATTCGCACTGCAAGCACATCTCAAACTGGTGCAGTTCAACTGACTGACTCAACTTCTTCGGCCAGCATCACTACTGCTGCGACACCTAACAGTGTGAAGGTTGTTGCGGATGCAGCAGCTGCGGCAAGTACCGCTGCAAGTAATGCGGTAAGTGCTGCTAATAGTAAAGTAGCTTCAGTAACTGCAGCTGATGCAACAATTACTATTGGTGGTGTAGATTCTCTCAATCCTACTATCGCGGTGGGTACTGTTCCTGCTGCGCAAGTTTCTGGGCTTGCAACATCTGCCACGACTGACACAACTAACGCTTCCAACATCACGTCTGGCACTCTTGATGCTGGTCGTGTTGCTACGTTGAATCAGGACACAACAGGCAACGCCGCAACCGTAACAAATGGCGCGTACGTAAACGCAGCAAACACTTTCACCACAGGCACTCAAACCATTGCTACAGGTTCGGATGCAACAGTGGGACTGCGCGTGAAACGCAATAGCGGAACTCAGACCGCAAACATTATCGAAGTCACGCAGTCTGACGGCACAACTATTCTTGCCAAAGTTTCAGCAAATGGAACAATTACTGCTTCAGGTTTTGCAGGACCTTTAACAGGTAACGTGACAGGTAACGTGACAGGTAACGTGACAGGGAATGTTTCGGGTAATGCTGGCACTGTAACAAATGGTGTTTATACAACCGACACGGGCACTGTCACTTCGACCATGATTGCTGACGGAACAATTGTTAATGCTGACATCAATGCTTCAGCTGCAATTTCTGTTTCAAAGATTTCTGGCTTAGTGCCTCAAGTTCCACCGACTAGCAACTGGATTAGCGTTGGCGCTCGCAACTCTTTGGCTGGCGAACAAACAAATACTAATGGCGCTTTACACATTGTTCCTTTCTGGATTACTACAGCGCGAACTCTTGACGCTGCGGCTGTCTGTATCGGCACAAGTGGAACAGGT